CGTCTGATAAAGACAATCTAGAAAGACTGCAACACCATGGCCACCTTCAACCTCGCATTTCATACGCGGTTAGAGAACTATGCGGTGTTGCAGACTTTCGTTGACACAGACATTCAAAGCCAGGACTCGGTAGTTGTAGCAGGCGCAGCGCACAACTTCAACGGTACTTTCACTGTTATCTCTACCGAGCCTTACTTGTTCATGGGCATATCCGAAGAAGGTGACTTAGTTTTTGACTATGACATCATCATGCAAAACCAATTCATCTATGTCAGCGCTGGCGACGATCTTGTCCGCAGCGTTGCTACAGGAACTGTTGCTTTCACCCCCAGCCCGCAATGGGTCACCAGCGCCGATGTCACCAGTTGGCTGGGCATAGAGGTCGCAACGGCCAATGATACGGCCTTCATTGCTGTCTGTGTTTCGGCGGCTAACAGTTGGGCATTTCGCAAAAGGCGCGAGGCCGGTTATACGGACTCATTAAGTAGCGCGCCCGACGGGGCAGCAAAACTGGGAACCATCCAGTACGCCGCCATTCAGTACAGATCAAGAGGAGCCGTAGATGGCTTTTCAAGTTTTGAATCAATGAACATGGGCACCCCTACCATGTCACTTGGCCAAATCATGGCACTGCTTGGCTGCGGAAGGCCACAGGTCGCATAATGGCCGCCACCGGAATCCTTGCCGATGCGGTCAACGCAATCAAAACACAACTGACCACACTTGGTCTTAAACCTGTTACTGACCCACGCAATGCACGCCCAATGTCAGTAATGATTGAACTTCCAGTAATGACATCCTTCACTTACAATGTCGGAGATTTCCGCATTCCAGTTCGCATACTTGCAGCACCACCTGCCAACAGCGACGCCGGCGATTACCTCATGACAATCGTTGACACCATAATGAACTCGCCCATCGCAGTTACAGATGCCCGACCGGGTAATGCAAACTACGGAGGGCAAGACATACCCACATACGACCTTACCGTTGCAATAGCGGTAAGGAGAAACTAAGGAGCCACCAATGGCAACAGCAACATTCCTGTCAGGCGCAACCTGCAACATTACACCAACCGGCGGTTCAGCAATTGATGTTTCCGATCAACTTTCTAAATGTGAAGTGATGCTGGGCTTTGAGTTGCTCGAGAGCACCTCGCTATCTGATACCGGCCGACAGGCAACCAAGGGCCTGCAGACAGTGGCGGTCAACCTAGACCTCTACCTTTCCTATGGCGTTGGTGAAATTGAAACACTCCTCAGCGCAATCGTGTCTGCTGGTGGATGCACAATCACCGTGTCACCATCCGGAACCACGGAATCAGCCAGCAATCCCGAGTTCATCATCACGACTTGTACCTTGGATGCAGCCCCTGTGATCATGTCGTCAATCGGGACCCTTGCCGTAGCCTCGGTAAGTTTCTCTAACGGCACATGGGTTCGCGACATCGTCTGAATCTGACAACTAACCAAAACAACCAAAGGAAAAAATGAAAATCAGACTCCAAGTAACACCAGTCCAAGGCGACGCCTATGAATGCGAAACAAACCTTTTCGTAGTCGTTGCATGGGAACGCAAATTCAAGAAGCAAGCATCAAGTCTTGCCAACGGAATCGGCGCGGAGGACCTGGCCTTCTTTGCCTACGAAAGTTCAAAGGTCGCGGGCGTCACGGTTCCCTTGGCATTTGATGAGTTCATAAAGAAAACCAAATCAATAGATGTGGTGTCAGAGGATGCCCCAAGTTTTACAGAAGCGGCAGTTTCCGACGCTCTTTAGCGGAGGTCCTTGTCGCTACTGGATACTGGGTACCGGACATCCCATTTGACACTGATGACCTGTTCACGGTTGTTGATGTCCTAAACGAACAAGAGAAAGCACAAAGAAGCAGACGATGACAACCAACACATCTATTGAAGTTGTCGGTGTTCGTGACGCTATCCGCTCTCTAAACAAAGTTGAACCAGGCCTGCGCAAACAGTTCACAGCCGACGCCACACGCATTGCTCAACCAGCAATTCAGGAAGTTCAGGCTGGATACCAGCGCGAGTACCTGTCCGGCATGGCCCGAAATTGGACTCAAAGCGGTTCTAAGAAGTTTCCGTTTTCTGTATCCAAAGCAATTGCCGGGGTCAAGTTAAAGGTTGACGCCTCCCGAGAAGCAACATCCCTGATCTACATTGCACAGATGAACGCCGGCGCTGCAATTTGGGAATCTGCAGGACGCAAAACTGATAACAGACTTAGCGACAGTCTTGGGTCAATCCCTAAAGCAAACCACACACGCAACTTGGGCCCAGCCGTATTTCGCAAACGCAAACAAATTGAACGCGAGATGCTTAACGCAACTAACGCTGTAGTGGCACTTGTAGAAAAGGAACTTAAGTAATGTCCCTTTCAATTCCAATCGTGACCTCATTTGACGGCAAGGGAATCTCCTCCGCCGTTAAAGAATTTAAGAATCTTGAGACCAACGGCGAAAAGGCACAGTTCGCCATTAAGAAGGCAGCCGTCCCCGCAGGTATTGCCATTGCAGCGTTAGCGGCAGGACTTGTTGACTGCACCAAAGCAGCCATGGAAGACCAGGCAGCCGCCAACCTTCTAGCCATCGCCCTTGGCAAATCAACTACGGCAACTGACGCCGCAATTAAAGCCAACGGGAACTTCATTGACACATTAATGCTGTCAACCAATACTGCCGACGACGAACTGCGCCCGGCCATGGCCCGACTGTCGCGCAGTACTGGAGATGTCACAAAGGCCCAGGAACTATTAGCCCTTGCCGTTGACATCTCAAAAGGTTCAGGCAAAAGCCTTGAGACAGTTACCGCCGCCTTGGCCAAAGGATATGACGGCAACACCAACGCCCTTGGCAAACTAGGACTTGGACTTGATCAAAGCCTTATCAAATCTAAAGACTTTGGTGCCATTACCGAGAAACTAACGGAAAACTTTGGCGGCTTTGGTAAGGCAGCAGGCGAAACAACTGAGGGGCAACTAGCCCAATTCACTCTTGGTATTGCCGAACTTAAAGAAGGCATCGGCGCAGCCCTCATTCCGGTACTTGACGCTGTCCTTCCATTGGTCAACAAGTTTGCAAAATGGGCCCAAGACAATCCCGAGTTCTTTACCATCATGGGCGTTGCGCTTGCCAGCATTGCCGCCGCCGTGGTTGCCATTAACATTGCCATGAGCATTAACCCGATCACAGCCATTGCCATAGGTATCGGATTAGTAGCCGCCGCAGCAGTTGTGGCCTACAAAAAGTTTGAGACCTTTCGCACAGTCGTCGACAATGTATTTGGTGCAATCAAATGGTGGGCCAGCAATGTTGTCATTCCAATCTTTCAGGGTCTATTGAGCGCCGCACAAATCGCATTTAAGGGCATTGCTGCAATATGGAACAACACCGTTGGACGCCTATCGTTTACTATTCCCGACTGGGTTCCTGGCCTTGGTGGCAAAAGTTTTTCAATGCCTAAAATCGGCGGTTCGGGGGACGGAGGGGGAGGCTTGACAAGCGCTCGAGCATTTGAGGAATCTCAAAAGGAAATCATTGCCGCCAACCCTGAGGTCTTTGCAGCACCTCCGGCAGTGGCAGCATCAGCGCCAGGCAAAGTCCAAAACACGGCGGCACCAGTCATTGATAACACTTCAGGCAACGCAGGAGGCTTTGCAAATGCGGGCATCGGTGGTATTGGCCCATTTGACAACCTCACAATCAACCTGGACGCGGGCCTAATCAGTTCCCCCGCAACTATTGGGCAGGACATAATTGACGCTATCCTTGCCGCACAGAGGGACTCAGGCGTTGTATTTGCGCCGGCGGTTACTTTCTAATGACCGTCCCCACATATCAAGTCTTGGTTGGGTTCCAAACCACCACAGGATTCGGTACACCTTTTCAACTTAACGACGCCTTTTATGGAGTGCTTGATACCGCAGGACGGGGAACGCTTGGCGGCACTGCGTTTGCAGACTTGACCTCGCTAGTAATGTCAGTGAACATTAGGCGAGGCCGCAACCGGCAACTAGACCAATTCAACGCTGGTACAGCACAGGTTGTATTTAACAATAACAGCCGAATCCTGGACCCACTAAACACCGCCAGCATTTACTATCCGTATGTGCTGCCCCGCTCGCCCATAGTTATTTACGCAAATGGCACACCGATATACACAGGCTTCGTAGAGGACTGGAACCTAGATTATCAAAACGTCAACCAAGGCAGAATGTCTGCCAGATGCGTCGACGCCTTCG